GTGGAGATGGTCAAGCACCATGAAGGGGTGAGGTTTAAGCCTTACCGTTGCCCTGCAAAACTTTGGACGATTGGAGTTGGTCATGTACTTTACCCAGATCAAGGCAAGATGCCTGTTGATCAAAGAGATGGTTATCAGCTACGTCCAGAGGATAACCGCACGTTTTCAGCAGAAGAAGTAAATGCCATTCTCAGAAACGATCTTGCAAGGTTTGAACGTGGAGTGCACACTTTATTTCCTGTCGATCTTAGCCAAGGGATGTTTGATAGCCTTGTTTCTTTTTCTTTTAATTGCGGCTTGGGAACAACCCAGCGTTCAACGCTACGCCAAAAGGTGCTTAGAGGCGACAAGGCGGGTGCTGCGGATGAATTCCTAAAGTACACCAAGGGCGGTGGCAAAGTCTTGCCAGGGCTGGTTAAACGCCGCCAGGATGAACGGGCGTTATTCCTCCATCCATAGCAGTATCTGAACGAATACCCAAGCGACTGCCACCACAACGGCAGCGCCCAGGCATAGGATTAAAAACAATCCGATCACATAACCCCCCTCATTTCCCACCCCAACAAAAAGTAATTCCATCGGGTAGTCATGTTCTGATTGGTGAACTTCTCACCATCCCACACAAGTTCTGAATCAGCATAACCTTTGCCCGTCATGAGGGCTATGAATACTTTTCGTGCTTTCATGTGTTCTCCTTTTGTTATTGCGTTTTTTTATCTTCATCAAACGACATATCTGGTGGGTGCGGTATGTCATCGTGAACAATTACCCCAAACTCATCTGCAAGAAGTAGTTTTTTGCAAATTAAACAGTAATATCCTTTATCCATTTTTATCCTTTTTAATTGGTTCACTCACAATGCGTCCACAAATCTTGCAGTCTCTGTGGAAGTAGCCGTTGTAAATCCAACCACTACGCGCCCCAAGGTGGCCTGTCTTTTCGCAAAGCCACATACCAAATCTGTATAGCCAAGGTTGGCTCATGTTGTTTCCCTCAATTGATAATCTTTAAAAACAGATCCTTTGCTTGCATCGCCTTTCCAGCACTCTTTGACCCATCCTTTTACGCCCGATTTATAGGTGCGCCAATGCCCTCTGACTTGATGCCTTCTTGGACTTGCGTGTGTGCCACCTTGGGGGTCGTTCTTAACCTTTGGCGGCTCAATCTCAATCGTGTGCCAATCAAATGTCAATGCTGATTTGCCTTTTGCCTGCCGCTTTTGATTTAGAAATGTGCGCTTTGGTGTTGCCCTATAACCTTGCGCTTGTGCATTGATTTTGACCAACACAGCAAGCACCATACGATGTACAGGCTTTACATCATCAATCGTTATTTCTTTGTCTTTTTGGTAAATCTTAAACCCGTCATCAGTTGCCATGTAAGCATAAGGCGGGAAGTATTTTCCATGCCACATTGAACAGCCTCCAACGGTCACAGAACCTTCGCCCTTAAGCAACCATAGGGCAAAATCTTTCCCCGCTGTATCAAGGCCAACAATCCCCGTTCTTTTGGATGGAAGGTGCATTAAGAAATCTGCTGGCACTTTCATTTCAAGAGTGCTTTGCATTTGACCAACATCAAACCAAAGTGCGGTTTCTGGTTCTGGCGCAAATCTGACAGCTTTTTGCACAAGCGGTGTCATGCGTTCTTCTCCATAAGTTTTGCTTGCACTGCTAACGCAAATTCTTCATCTCCGGTATAGGCTAAGTTACAAAGGTAATCAAGGTCTTGCTCAGTCAGCCCCACCCATGTGCGCTGTGCTGGCTGCTCTGTGCGCTGTGGTGGGCTTCTGTGGCTTATTGGCTCTCCATCTTCATCAAAATACACTTCACGCAAACTCCATTTGCCAATCACCGGCTCTTGCTCTGGCTGTGCTTTGCATTGGTCACAATCGTGATTCACACAACCAATCTTTTGCTCAATCTCTTGCCCAAGCCTTTGTGTCTCACGCATGGCGTGTTCTGCCAATGCTTTTTTAAGGGCATTGACCAACAGGCTTGTGGTCTCCATATCAATAGGAATAGCTGCGTTGGGTTGAAGATACTTCAGTACATCTTGTGTCATGCTTGTTCTCCAACCACCCACACAGCTTTACCCCCAGTAGGCTCATATTCATCAAACTTCAAGCGGATGTACTGCTGTCCAGGTATACCCGCAGATTGCACATATCCTTGAATGCCAAAACTCTTGAGTTCTGTCACCACGACCATGCAAGCACCAAACATTTCTTTGTCTGGTGTGACTTGCACAATGTCTCCAATAGCAATTTCATTCATTTCTTCATTCCTCTTACATAAGCCGCAAACGATTGAACTGTGTCCCTGCCAAATGCACCAGCAAACTTGTCTAGTTCTTGGGCAACTTCCTCAATCACAGCATTGCGTTCAGAGTTTGCGGCAAATCGCATGATCTGGTGTTTGCGTGACCCCTGCATACCCCAATCCCCTTGTCGCTTTGCTAAATCCTCAAATGCTTCATCTTCTTCATTCATGTCAAACCCTCACTAAAGTTGTGCGCCATTCCCTTTCCTGGCGCTTTGATTTAGATGCGACTGTTTTGCCTGTTAACTCAATCCAGCCCAGCGTTTCAAGTTCTTTTAAACGCCGAGCCACTTGGTTGCCATCTATACCCGTGTGGGTAGCGATTCCATCTTTGCCTAATGGCCCATTCTGAAAAAGACAAACCACGATTACACGCCAATGTGTTTTAGCCAATTCCTTGGCTGAATCCGCTGCCTGGAATGAGGTCAGCGGGTCAGAACTGCGAACCCTTGGAAATGTAAGCATGATCAGAACGCCAGATCGTCATCGTTATCTGCTGGCAAGCCCTTGGGTTCGTAGGGTTTGGGGTCATTTAGATAAGCCCACCCGTCCCAACCGTTTTCTTTGAGTGGGATTACATCCAGTTTGAGCATTTCCCCATTGCGGGTGTCAATGATCGACCCAATGCGTTGATAACGGTTCTTTTGCTGGCCTTGGGCATTGGTGTACTGACCCACGATGGCGGTGATTTCTTTTTTAACTTTAGACATGATTTATTTTCCTATTTGAATTAATGGGGCGGTTGTTGCTGGTGAACTTCTTAAACAATTTGCAATTGCTGTAATTGCCAACGCATTAGCTTTTGCCGCATCTGCCAATGCTTCTATTGCGGAAACTGTGTGTTCATTTGCATCGTTTGAAGCAGAAAAATTGCAATGTTCAAATGCATTGGTTATTGGTTGTTTTTTTGTTGCCATTATTTGCTTTCAATGATTGCGTTTAATTTTTGAACTTGGGATTCCACCTCAACAAGAAACTTTGCAATTTCTTCTTCAAGATGTGCAATGTATTCGTCATCACGGTCAACCCGTCTAACAAACATTTGTGCTTTTGCTGGCATTCGAGAGTCAAACGCCACATAGTCGCACCACTTGCGACCTGTGCAAGCAAGCTGAAACTGCATCTGGATAAAGTACTTTCCTGGCACTTTTTGGGATAGCAGCGTTTCAATCATGGTGGCGGTGTTTGGGCACTTGATCTCAACAAGCCCATTGTCCCCAACAAGGCCATCAGGGGACGCACCAGCCCACTCAATTGATGGGTGCGGTACAAACCCCACTTCTTCAACCATAACGCCCTGTGCCGCTTCATAAGCCGCCCGTGCAAATGGTTCTTGATCTGTACCCCATTGCATTGCCGCATTGGTGTAGGACTCTGCTTTGGTCTGGGTCAGGCGTTCCACCACCAACTGGGCCATGTAATTGTCACGAGTGGCGCTGTAACCCGTCTTAGTCTTGCCAACCAAATCTGCCACCCTGCTGGCGGTAACCTTGCCCAAACGGGCGGCAAACCATTCTTCTGTGCGTTGTTCAACTTCCATTGCGAACCTCCATCATTTCGTTTGCCATTGTGAAAGCGGCTAAAGCCGTGTCATTGAAATCCATATCAGATCGCCAATCAGAATCAGACAATAGTGCTTGCATGGCAAAGATGGCAATAAAGTCTTTGAGGGTTATTTCCTCAAGACCGATTTCTTTCTTTTTTCTCATGATTTTTCCTTTGCCTTGGCAATGCGATCTGCCTTGGCTTTAATGACCTTTGCAATCCAATTTTGGTCGCCCTTGCAAGCGTCATAGGCGGCTTTGTAAGCGGCTTGCAGTTCTTCTTTGTTTGCGCTGGCATCAATGGCGGCAATGTGGTCTGCCATCATTCCTGCGTCAATCTGTGGCGCAGGGCGAGATGCAGAAACAGAATGAGTATGGGCATCTGCATCATTGTCTGATTCTGTGGGGATGCTAAAGGCTTGAAAGGCTGCATACTTGTACGCGGCTGACATAGCTTTATTGGTGGCTTTGTCTCCACTATCCATTGCCTCACCAAATGTTTTAACGGTGTGTTTTGACCCGTCATCTGCTGAGACAAAATCAAACTCAACCTCAACAGTCACATAAAATAATGCGCCACCCGACTTGCTGATGCGCTCAATACACTCTCGCGCAAGCACACGAGGCAGAATGCAAAGGCTGTGCTTTGCCAATAGGGGCGCAATTGCGTTGTAAACATCGTCAATCCCCCTAAAGTTATAACCGCTGCCTTGCATATTCCTGCGGTCTTTTGTAATGCCAACAGATGACAATTCAGCCTGGACAGCGTTAATTGCTTTATAAACTTTCATGATGTTTCCTTAGTAAGCGTATTTGGGGCCGCAAGTAACTTCAACCACAGTTTCGACTGTGTAGCCGTTGATCTTGCGTTTGGCGTATAGCGGGATGGCGCGGAGGCCAGATGATTCGCACTGGCGCACAGCGTCTATGACCTCATTCCTGCCCATCGGTTGAACTTGTTTGTCAACAATCAAATCCTGATTGGGCGCTTGGGGTGTTGACCCTGGCAAGCTAGAGCAACCAGCAGTTACCCAGGCCATCCAGCACAAAAGTGAGTAGGTGATCATCTTCATTCCGATTCCTTTGCAATCAGTTTCATTTCCAGTTCTTTGATGTATTCCTGGGCGGTTTCCACAAGGTTGATGTGCGT